AAACTTCCTTACCATACGACATTAATTTCTCAGCATGTTTAAGGGCATCTTTTTTAGCATCATTATCTAGTGCAATGTAAATTCTATCAACGCTTGATTTAACTAGTTTTTCCATTAGTTTGTCGTGTAATACTTTACCTAATAATGGAATTACGTTTCTTTTAATTGTGATTGCATCAAACATACCTTCACAAAGTATGATTGGTGCATCCCAATTTATGTATAGTTCTAAACCTATAACTTCCTTAGATGCTACAGGTGGATTTTTATATTTGCGATCTGATTCTTTATAAGCACGAGCAACAAAATAATTTAATATTCCGTTTGAATCATATGATGGGATAATAACACGACCACCATACGAACCATCTTTACAGAAACCAATATTGTATTTTAAAATATCATCTTTAGTTACGCCTCGTTTTGTTAAAAATCTTAAAGCATGTTTAGCCTCTATTTGAGCGATCTTGTCCGAGTAAATACCGTCTAATGCGATAAATTCGGCGGGTAAAGCGAGTACCTCAGTAGATACAATATCTTCTACATTCGTAGGTTGAATGAGTAGATTTAGGTCTTGAAATTTGTCTGGTGTTGCTTTTGCTTGTTTAAATAGGGTACGTATGGTTTTACCCTTAGTATCACACACCCAACAATGCCAAAAATTTTGTTTTTTAGCTGTGGTACGTAATGATACTTCTAGTTTGTTCTTATGATGAGAACAGAATGGACACTTGAAAGCATAGTTACCTTTGCTAGTCGGTGTTCCTTTTCCTAAAACAGATTCTACTAATACTAGTAGAGCAGCATTTTCCATAACCTGGAATATAATAAATTATTCTGCCTCAATCAAATCTTTGCGGAAGAATTTACCTAAGATATTATCATTTAGGTAGCGATCATCTTCTAAAACGTTATGTTGAAATAGGTATTTTGTTTCCCAATAAGTTAATTGCTTACTAGTTTTACATAACTTATACACGTAACGTACTAAATTTTCTTTAGGTAATTTTTTTACTTCCTCTGATGAGCCATAATATGTTTTCCAATCACTTTCAGATATAACTAATTTTTTGCTTGGTTTTTTACCACGAGCCGTAGGTAGTGCAGCTAATTCTTTCTTACCTAATTTTTTATTTTGTTTGTGAAAGAAAGCTTTTTTACCAATATATTCTTTACCTGTAGTTGGATCTACAGTGCAATAAACATATCCATAATATTCGGAAGGATCAAAACTAGGATCATTAATTAAATCCTCTACTTTAGGGACAGGTCCTACTACTTGCATCATAACTATTATTTTATTTTTTAAGTATCGTATTTAACTACGAATGTCATATCTGTATTTGGGGAAATTAATATTGGTTTACCAAACTTAGCAACCGCTAATAATTCATCATTATCGTTATATAAACCAATTGATGTAGCATAAGGATGGAAATCAGAACCTGTTGCAAAATTCTTAATAGAACCACTTGCATAACTTCCTGATACTACAGTTGGGTTATAAGTTAAATTATAATCACTTTCTTTAACCAAACAACGAACTTCATTTTCATAAATAGTATGTTCGTTTGCAAAATATAAAGTAAAGGTATTTGTAAATAAACTCTGATAGGATTGATTTGTGATAACAAACATACCATGAGCATAAAATAAATTACCTACATGAGTTTTAGTAGAATAAGTATTGTATAGATTTCCAAAACCATCATCAATAATATTAATAGAAGTTCCTGTTAATAAAACACTATTTGGTAATACTTTATTACCATAAACATCTTGATTAATAGCTAATACTTGAATAGTTTGATTAGCTCCTGTTGGATAATTGTTTACAAAATTATCATTATCATTATATATAAAATATGATGATGTAGGACGTTGTTGAGATGCTGATTCGTAATTATTAAGAGAACGAGCTAAAGAAGATGTATCTAAAGATCCAGTATATGTTTGATAAAACAAATGATTAATACTGTTATAAACTAATCTTTCATATTGTCCTGCAGTTATAGGATCACTACTTGTAGAAAATGTTCCTGGAACATTAGTACCTTTGTAAATAGATGAATATGTCGTTGAAGTTGATCTTGAAAAACTCCATTGTTTGTTAGCATAGTAAGGTACTACCGTAACATCTGATTTGCTTAGTTTCTTGAATGAAGACATGCATTAATAATCTAATTTGATTCTAATTAAAGCTTCTTTAGTAAAATCTTTTGTTAATGGTCTACTTAATTTAGATACAGCTAATAATTCGTTATTATCATTATACATACCTACTGTTGTAATGTATGTTTGAGGATTATTAATTAATGTTGTATATAATAAGTTACCATTATCATCTATAATAGATGGGTTTGTAGTATAGTTAAATTCACCATTTTTAATTCTTGTAAAGAAGTAACGAGATGAAATTGTTTCAGATGATTGTAAACCAAAACTTCCACCATTTACAATTGAATCAGCTAATTTTTTATGATTGTATTGTGCAGATCCTGTAGATGTACCTAAAGGTGCAAAATAATTCTTTAAATTAACTGTTGCTGATGATGAAGCATTTAATACAACAATATTAAGATTAGGGAACATCATACCATATATTGAAGCAGATGCTGCTGGAGTATATGCATTGCCATTACTTCCACTAATAATATAAAAAACTTCATTTTCACCTATATAACGAGTTAAACTTGTAGTTTTACTATCGTCTGTTAATTTAATAGTGTTACTACCACTAGTTAAAGTTAAATTAAATGAACCTGGTAATAAAGATTCTTTATAGCGAGCTCTAGAAATGTTAATTACAAAGATATCATTTGCGGTTGTAGTTCCACCATCAAAGCTAAAGTTTGTAGTTTCAGTTCCATAAACTAAGTTTCTGTATTGTCCATAAACAACACGAGAAGGAGTATAGTTAGCAACTGCTGAATTTATAAGTGCAGATCCAGATCCGTACAAGTTACCATATTGGATATCAAATTGTACAGTTGAATTAGCTGAATTGTATATTCCGTTATATACATCTAAATAATATTCAGTGTAAGTACTAGAAGTATAAAAATAGTTTAATGTATTAATATCTCCATTGTTATATAAAAACAATCCACGTACTACGGTTTCTGAGCTAATTACTGAATCTTCTGGGTTATATCTTGAAAATGACATATTATTTTAAATTATTTTAGTATGTTGATACTTTTTGAATGTTCAATGGAATAGTAACTCTTGCTCCACTATCTCTACCAATTACTGTAATTGTAGTAGATAATTGTGATAATGTAGAACCAAATAACGTATTAACTGTAGTACCTGATAATGAGAATGAAGTACCAACTTGGCTTACTGAAAGTACAGCACCTGTTGTTGTATTTAAACCTGTAATACCTGGAGTAGTAACTGTAATACCAGTACCACTAAATGAAGATACTAAACGAGAATCAGCAATTGTTGCAATGTATCCATTAGCTTCAAATGTACTTGTAGAACCTAAGTAATTAAGTGTTTGTGGGGTGATTGTTAATGAAGCACCTTGACGTAATGAGATAGTATTGTATCCAAGATTAATAACTGGTAATTTAGATGTACCACGAGGTAATGTTACCAATTTATAACGCATGATCTGTGATTCATTAGGGAATGCTTCTAATACTGGAGTATTTTCAATTGCTTCACCGTAGAATGCAGATCCTGATGGGTGGTTTGGATTATACAAGGTATAATCAACTTCATCATCAGCTAATGCGAATTGTGTAATTTGAAATGAACCATCATTACGAGCCAATAATTCGCGGCCCTTCGTGGTTAATATTGCATCTACAGTTATTGTTGTAGGGTTTAAAATTGCCATAGTTCTTTATGTTGTATATACTATAAATATATTAAATTTAGAAGCTTCCACCACTAATATCATTTATTACTGATTGATCATTAAGTAGTTTTTGTTTAACTTCTTTAGTTATTGTGTCAATGTTTGCTAATACTTCTTTACCAAGATCCTCAGGTATCAAGAAACCATACGATGTTTTACCATCACGTTTTGTAAAGTTTAATATAACGTTAGTTTCATCTGATTGTCTGGATATTATTAAGAATCGTGTATAAGTTTGGTTTGCTAAATCACTTTTTAAAATAGCAGACAATTGAGTATTTAATTTTAAATGCAGTTTTGCTGGAGAACCGTCTAGATATGCATTTACTATTCTAGATTCTATATAAGTTCCATCTGACAAATATACTAATAAAATATCTGAATTATTAATTACAAAAGGGTAATCTACATCACCATAATTGTATGTTCCTGCATATAATGTATTTATTGAACCTGTTAGTGGATTAGGGACAAAAGTATAATTACCACCATAAAAACTACTAATATTTGATGATAATACAATCTCATCAGTATTAGATCCTAAAGATATAGAAGCAGAGTCAAAATATGAAGGTACTGTTGTATTATAACCTGTTGAAGCAGCTAATGATGATACTTCTAAACTTCCTGCTCCAATAGATGCTGTAAAATTACTACCTGTAAGTCCTGTAACTCCATCTAAGTGTAACTTAAATATAAGTTTTTCCCCAGCGCCTAATGGTGTTGAAGGAATATTTAAATTAAAAGTTGTACTTGTTGTTTTTGACATTTTATTTTATTTAGTTTGCATAATAAAGACAAACTCCTAAGTCTGGTATGCTTAAAGTTACTAGAGTAGATCCTATCATAAATGTATTTCCATTCATTTTTGTTCCTACTCCTTGGATATCTACTGTAACATTTTTCTTATAACGAGTAATACCTGTACTTAATCCGTATCCGTTAGATCCAAGTGCAGCTCCAAATGTTGATCCTGCTGGGATAGTTAAGGAAGAACCTGGTGTAAGATAATCACTATCTTCTGATCCTCCTATACAAGTACCTGCAACATAACCATCAACACCAGCAGCAACAATAACTATATCAGTAGATGGAATTGGATTATCTAAATCAAATCCAAAGTAACCAGCTTGATAATCAAGGAATGTTAATGTTGCTGTTGGAGGATCACCTGCTTTAAAGTATTGAGTATCTTGACTTATAAGATGTTCAGTTCCTCCAACATCTTTTCTATATACTTGTAAAGACCAAGTAGCATCGTTTATTGGATTTGTTGGTTGTTCATAAGTAAATGGTAAAGATGCATTAATTATATAATTACCAGTTTCAGCAACAGAATATGTTGGGAAATGGTTTGAAGATCCTGGTGTAAATACATTATTAGAATCTATAGTTTCTGTATCAAATATATTATAAACATATCCTGAATTTAAAGGGTATGCTGGAGATGTACTACCACTAATAAATGCATTTGGAGATAAACTATTGTTAGCTACTACTTTATAAGATACAGCTTGATTTACATTTTGAAAATACAAAATAGAATCAGAACCTGTAGGTCCAAAATATAAAATTGGATTATAGCTATAACCACTATCAAATATTATTTTTTCACCATCAGTAGTTTTTTGGTTGCTATATAATTGATTATTAAATAAAGATACACTACCTGTATGACCAGCAACAAATGTATTTTGAATTTCAGGCCAATGTCTATTACGTAAGTTTAATTCAGTTAAATTACCATCAATATCAACTAAATATTTTAATACAGCGTTATTACGCTTTGGTAAGAATTTATTTAAAGTAACTTCTGAGAATAGTCCTAGTTTAGTAGAATTTCTATCTATAACAGCTGTTTTACCAAAAGAAACATCTCCATCATAATTAGCAGAGGCACTAGTATAGTTGTTGTATAACAAACTATATATTTTAGAACCTTCATAACGTGATAATTGATGTGTTCTTAAAGAATCATATGAATCTTGTAATTGAGCAGGGAAAGTAATGTATTGGTTATTAGTACCAAAAATATATTCTATATCTCTTTTATTCCCAGATACTCTACTTTGGCTGATATTATTAAATAATATATTAAAATCAGAGTGAACAAAATCATTAGAATCAAATGATGAAGGAACATATTGTGAAAACCAATAACCACCACTTATGTAATATTCGTAAGTATAACTTTCATAATCGGAGTTACTATAGCCTGGTAATAGATAAGGATTAAAATTACCACTTACAAAATAATTATAAACATTAATTCCACTACCTGTAAAATTACCATCGTAATAAGGTAATTTAGTTCCTGTTAAACCATCATACAAATCAGTATATTCAGATCCAATTGTAGAACCACTTATAGAACCTGTAGTAGCATTAATTTTAGAAGTAGCATTTGGCTTAGCAACTACAAATTTATTTCTTTCAAGTATTGGTGAATTAATTGTAACTCCTGTTGATAAATTAGCTCTTGCAGGAACATAATCCTTTATCATTTTAAACAATGAGTTATCAAAAAATTGTATTAAGCGAATAAAACTATTATAGTCTGTAGCTCCAATTGATCCACTACCTGCTGAACCTGTAAATGGAATAATAGAGGCAGTAAGTGGAGAATAATATGTTTGTTTTTCAACTAATAAATCAGCATAAGAACTACTGTATTGTTGCCTAGGATCACCTATGTAGTTATCTAAATTCCAAGTTGGATTAGATACTGCAATTGATGCTGAAGTAAATTGATCAATTTTATCTTGAGGTGAAAATGAAACATCTACATAATGTAAATCATTTGTTCTAAATAAAGTTGATGATGTAGGTTGTTGTTGTAAACTAATATAAGGTGATAAAACACTACCTGTTACTATACTATTAGATATTATTCTAACTTTATCTGAATTTTGTTCAAATATATTATTAGTTTTTAAACTACCACCATATTCTTTAATAGGCAATATACTACCAGTAATACCAAAAGTTGAAATTAATGTTTGTAAACCATAATTAGTACCTTTTGTTTTTAATAATAAAGGTAAATTATGATAAATTCTTTTATAAGATTCAGCTAATAAATCTTTATGTGGGATCGTATTTAAATAAGAACCTGTAGATGTAAAGTTATTATCCCAATTAGCGCTACCACTATTACCTATTAAAAAATCAATATTACTTGAATCACCATATTGGTTATATAGTTTAATTCCTAATGATTGTAAAACATGGTATACTAAATCTTTAGAAACACCTTTATCTAGATTATTATTTGATAAATTAGTGTCAGTAACAGCAGATAAGAAAATCCAAATATTGTCAAAATAATGACCAATCATATTAAGAAAAGTAATATATTGGCTATTATTATCATCATCCTTAACAAAAGCAGGTAATGTATTTACAATATAATTTTGATTATCACCATCATATAAATTAGCACTAGATGTAGTAGCATTATACCAAGTTAAAGCTGATGATGTAGAAGCTAATGTATATGGAAGTGATGAATTGGTTTTTGGCCAAGTATATGAACTAGAATCAAAATATAGATAATATTCATATCCATCAAAATTAGATATAATATCATTAATACTAGCAGTAGCCGTATTAATATCACTAAGCATACTAGGGAATAAAGAAGATGAAATAGTGTACTTATTTATACTATTTTTATAATCTTCTATTTGTTTTATCTTAGTATAAAACTTTTTAACTCTTTGTTCTGCTGAACTAAAAAATATAAAATTATTATAGCTAGTATAATCTACATTTATATCAATACTTTGTGAAGTAACTAAACTTAAAAGTTGTTGGTATGAAGAAGTAGAAACACTTTGTACACTACTTACTAATCCCTCATAGGTTTGATATGAAGTTGCAACGTTATTTTGATCAGCAATTTCAATACCAAAATTAGGACCTCTTAATTTAGGACCTGAGGGTAATGTTATTAGTTTATCTAAGTTAATATCAAAAGAAAATGGATTAGTTTTTTCTTCTACAATCCATAAACTAGATTTTTCTTGTATATTTAAATCTAATGGTTGATATAATTTAAATAATATCTCATATCCTGGTTCAGCTTTATTTAAAGCAATATTAACAGCTAACGCCTGAGTATTTTTACCAAAATTAACAATATATTCTGTAAAGTAAGCTGATCCTGTATATTGATTAATAAGTTCAATAGATTCACTTTCAATCTGTTCGTTAGTTAAAATAGTAGATCCAACTCTAATTTCAGTTCTGTCTGATGATATTTCTTTTAAAAATAATTGAGCGCTAGGATTAGAAAGCTTATTTGTAAAAAAGTTATATTGAGTTTTAAACTCACCAGATGAATAACCTAAATTTTGAAGATCCATAACAGGATCAATCTCAATTATAGGTAAGCTACCTGAAGGGGTAACAAATGAGGTTGAAGGTGATTTAAAATCTTTATAATTATAATTTAAATTTAAAAGATTACCTACAGCGTCATAAATAAAATATTCTATATAGTCACCAGTATGACCAAAATCTTTTTGTATTTTTTGAGACGTAAGTAATCTAGTATCAGTAACATCATAACGAGATATTTCCTGTGTACTTAAAATTTCACCTACTATTTTAATATTATCTGCCATTATTTTTTAGTCAAATCTTTAATTATTTGTTGCGAGTCCAATATTTCTTGTCTCAACGATGTAATCTCATTTAAAAGAGCTTGAATATCATCTTGACTAATACTTACACCTAAATAATCAGCTTCTTTTTGTAAAATGTATCTATGAGAGTTTGTATCTCCTTCTTTTGGAATTTGATAAAATAGATCTTCATATAATTGAAAAAAATCATCTACTGTAAACGAAGGTACACTTTCTTGAGTACTTTGGTTTATTAATTGATGAAATTGAGTATCAATTACTTTACTATAAGTATCTTTATTAAATACAGTTTTTTGTACTGATATTTGTGACATTATCTTATAACTTTAAAATAATAATTGTTATCAGATATTACTGTTTCACCATTAGCAAACACAGTCTTAAATAATAATTTATAGTAACGTTCAGGTTCCAACCCGTTCATATACACATCAAAATAACTACCACTAGCATCACAGCTAATTTTAGTATATTTCGTATCGTAATCTACGACAATTTCCTCAGTATCCAAATCTTTTATTGACCAATATGAAGAAGATGGTAATGCTTTATTAGATACATAAAGTGAAGATGTTTTAAATACTCTAGCAGGAAACTTGTCTCTAACATTTACTCTAAAACGTTGTACAGAATCTTGTTGGTATTCACCTTTATTATTACCTAATGAAGGTACAAACAAATCCGATGTAATAACAGATAATGAACCAGTATTATATGTTGAATCATCCCATCTAAATTCCAAACTTGGAGGATAAATAGTATGAGTATTATCTGAGAAATACTTTAATTCAAATTTAGAAGATGAATTAAATTCTATTGATGGGTTGTGTTTTAAAATAAAACCGTAATTAGGTATAGTAGCAAGATATTGAGCAAAAACAGCATTTGTAACTTTTAATTCAATATCTTTAGAAGTAGAATAAGTAAATGATTGAGAAGCAGCATATTGAGAACCAGTCCACCATAAACCGCCTCCTGCAGTACCCCCATTTCTGTAGGTACCTGTAGTGCCTGTTGGGAATGACCCAGAAGTGAACCAAACACTACCACTTTCTTCATCTTTATATTTCCAACTAGCCCCGTCACTAGTAATAGGTAAATTACCTAATCTACCTGTACCTTTATTCCAATCAGTTGCTAACGGATAAGTATATAAGGTATAGTTTGTAGGTAATGATGATGCATTTGCTAATGATAGTTTAATATAAGCATCGTAGGTATGATTACCAATACCCAAATTATCAAATGTTGATTGAATTTGATCACTAGGAAACTTTAATAGAATGCGTGATGATTCATTAGTTCCGTTAATGGAATAATAGGTATTAACCTCTAATATTTCATCTAACCCTGTATTTAATGTAGGGTAAAATGAATATAGAGTAGCACTCTTTTCGGGAAATATTTTATATACAGACATAGTTAGTAATTACTACATATAAATATGGCAACTACTAAACTGTTTTATGCTAATAGTGCGTAAAACTCATTAAAATGTTTGATACGATCATCTAATCCAATTGTACCACCATTAACACGTTTAGTAATAGACGTAACAACTGCTGTAGTTGCACCGCCATCTGCCATTTTGTGTAAACCATTTTTATTAAAGAACCACGCTGCTGATAATAATGGATATTGAGTTGCAACTAATGTTGGGTCCGTATTAACATCAGCACCAATTGATTTGAAAAATGCTTGATAGTTAGTTTTACCAGTTAATTGAATATACCCACGACCACAAAACTTAGCACCGTCACCACTTGCTTCATCACCATTACCCATTCTACCACCATAAACCTTATTTGCAATTTTTTCAGGTTTGCGTTCGTATTGTTTAGCTAATGCTTCATTTGGGAAATATTTTTTAAATATACCCATTAAACCTTTAGCACTATAATTTAAGTTTTCTTTTACTAATCTGAAATTACCTGACTCATGACCACATTGAGCTAAAAAATGAGCTAAACGTAGTGGAGTATTAATTTCAAATTTTTCCATAACTCCTGGGATTTGAGTTATAACTGTATCAGGAACATGTCCTTTTAATTTTTCTAAATTCATATTTTTAATTTTAACTTACTACTACTCTACCTTGTATATCTGTGTTAGGATATCTAACTTCAAATATAGCTGGATCTAATGAAGGATAAATATTATTTTTTCTTGTTGCACCAGCAATATCATATCCATATTGAGAATATGTTGCTCCCGTAGAATCTTGTTTATTTACTATTTCTAATTTTGGTACTGATTGTACTCCTTTAATTTGCAAAAGTTTAGATTGAATTTCTGAAAGAGAAATTGGTTGATTTATCTGCCACAAATCTATATTAAAATGGCTTTGTAAAGTGTTTATACAATTAGTTAATATATCTTTATTAGAATATCCACTTAAAATAGTAATATCAAAATTAACTCCAATATTAATATAAAAAGCATCTCTAATATTGATAGCATCAGTAACCATTCTGTATTGATTAAGATATGTTACTAAATTTTGTTTTAAAGTTGTTGATGCTGTAGTTATTTGTTTTTTACTATTGTATGATAAAACATACAGATCTAAAGATAACGGATTAAATTGTTGAGTATGAGATACTGTTTGTTGAGGATTAGAATTAAAATCTTGTGAAATATAGGCTTTAGAAACAACACCATAATTTGAAGGCATAGATAATGCTCTAACTATATAGTCATCTTTAGTTACAGCTCTTAATTGAGTTGAGTAAGCATATAAAGCATTTTGTCTAATTTCGTCGATAGTATCTCCATCTCTACCACCTGAAGATGGATCTGCATTATTAGAAGCAATACTTGATAATACAGAACCTGATAAAGGACCTGCAGTATTTTTAAAGTAAACTTTTGAAGCATCCAATATAGTTAAATCATTAGATGGGATATTTGATGAAATTCCCCCACCTACAAGATATTGTACTGTTAATGAACCTGAAGGAGCTAATCCATACTCTTGAGTAAAGAAAGTAGAAGCATCATTGTAGTTACTACCTAGCAATGAAATTCCAGGTACACTTCCTGCTTTAATACTATCAGGAGTTGGAATAATTTGATTATCTGTTTTATTAGTTGATAAACCTGCTCCAAATTCTAATTGTAAAGTTCCGTCTGATAAAAATCTAGATACAAAACGTCTAGGTACTCTTTGTAATTGTAATAAATAAGGTACTTGATCTGTGCTATATGAAGGGTTAGCAACTTTTTGAAATATAGAAGATTGAGCTAAATAAGGTACTTCATACCAATTATTACCATTACTACCTGTAACATTTAATATTTGTAATATGTTTGTATCACTTATAGTTGCTGTGGCAAATTTTTGATTTGCAGGTATATTAATTGTACTTGATTTTAATTCAGCTGAAATAGCATCAACTTGTTTTTTAAATAAAAAATAGTTACTATTGTAATAAGTAATTTCAGTACTACCCGTATCTGTAAAATCTACTTGATCTAAAGTTATAAATTTAGTACCTGTACTAACTGAAGTAATAGTTGTCGATTCAGGAATTATTAATCCATAAGTATTATAATCTGGAGTTGTGACACTACCGCTAGTAATAGCAGGAATTAATTGATATAAATCAATAGTAGTACTAGAAGCATATGATGCTTTAGGGCGATAACCCATTACATATGATTGAGCGTATAAATTTTCTTTTTCTTTAGCGTACAATAAAAAATTCTCTTGTACTTGAGTATCTAAATAAAATGACATTACATCACCCACATAAGAAGACATTTCAATAAACATATTTCCTGGTGTTGCTTCTGAGAAGTCATTATACGTTGTTGGAAAATATGTTTTAGCATATTGTTGTAATGCTGATTTAAAATCAGTAAAACTTTTATTTAAATAGGATACGTTATTATCGTTAGTCATTATTATGTGAATTGTACTGTTACTTGGTCTGGTGTTTGAGATATATTTAAGAAGTAGTTAATAGTTAAACTTATTGTGTTATAGTCTGTATCAGGTTCTATAACTATTTCACTTACTGTAACTTCAGGAATATATATTGATATACTATTTAATATGTTACTTTTTAAAGCATCAATATTTTGGCTAGTAATCCCCTCAAATAAAAATCTTTTTAAATTACACCCAAAATTAGGATTCATAACTCTTTCACCTATATCAGTTAATAATAAATTAACTAAATTAGATTTAATTTGATCTTTAGTTGAAAAAGTTGATCTAAATACTCCAGGTCCATCAAAAGGCAATGCTACCCCAATAGCAATATTCTTCTGTAAATCTAACGGATTTACTCGTATCGTTTGAGGTATTGGCATATTATCCTAAATTTCTTAATCCTTGTCTATCCATTGGAGTCATATTAGCAGCAGCATCATTAATGAAGGCTAAATACGGATTTACAGGTTCACCTGTACTTTCGTCAACAGCATTAATTACTTCTAATTTTGGTGCCGATGGTTGGAAGCCAAATGCTTCACCCATTTGTGCTGCTAATTGGCTACGTACTCCACCTGGTAATGGGTTTGTAGGTACATTAGCGCTAGTAAAATTCATTACTTTACCTTCACGTAATGTTTTTTTATCTTGTTTAGCCATATGCTCTTCAAGAATGTATGGTAACTCTTCATGAATAGCATCAATTACTGCTTCTTTAATTAACTTTTTAAATACTTTGATGTTCATAGTTATAAATATTTTATCCTTGTAAATTCTTTTGGTCTATTATAAGTTTTAATTGTTCTACTAATGTTTGTGGGTCTTGAGTAAATGAATATTCACTTCTTAAAACACTAACTCCATCACGGTTAATCGCTACGGCATAGTGTCTTTTAATTCCTTTTACAGTAACGGCTTGGTGTGCTCCTAATGTTTGTTCTTCCTTAATTTCAAATTTAAACCCTTTATATTCAGGTACATTATTAAAATCACCTAAACTTAATGAATCTTTTAAACTAGTTAATTCTTGATTATCTAAAAGATTAGTTTTATCATCTAATAATTGATTAACATCGTGTAATCTACTAATTAATTCTTCTAAATTAGCAATTTCATTTTCTAATATTAATGTAGCTATAGCTGTTATAACGTTTAAAGAAACTATTAATGCAGATGCTTTTTCTAATTGCTTAATAATTCTAGTAATTAAACTTACTGGTATACCAATACCTGGAGGTATAGATGTTGGGATAGGGATTGCTGATAATATTGCAACTATTATTGTAAATATAGTTATATATAAATCCAGTTGTTGAATTACTTTTTCTATATTTTGTAATTTTTTAATACTATTATTAATTAAAGCAATCGTATTGTTTCTTAAATTAATCGCTATTTGAATTGTTTCAGGAGTATTAGCTTGATCAATATAATCATTTACTTGGTTTACTAAATCTTCTAATTTACTTCTTTGAGATAAAACAGATGCAAATTGATTTGATAATTGTAAGGCAACAATAGGAGCTAATGTTTTAGCTGCGTTTTTTAAAACCTTTTTAATTTTACCTCTTTTAGCTAATGTACGTTTCTTTTTAAGATTTGTTTTAAGAGATTTAATATTAGTTTTTAATCTTAAAGCAGCATCTTTAGCTTTTCTATAAGGATCAGCAATTATATTTGCTATATCTTTTTTAAGTTTTGTTATTTGATCATCTAAAATTTTTACTTGAAGATCATAAGCTTTATTTTCTGCTGCTACTGCTGCATTATATTGTTCATCTGTGATTTCTTTATTCTTATGAAGAATCTCTAATCTTTTTAATTCATTAGGATGATCTAATTTTAATTGAGACTCTGTAGCTATTATATTAGTAAGGTCTTTTTCTAATTGAGCTAACTTACCTATAGCAACAGCCAATACAACTTGTTTAGCTTTATTTACTGCTTGATCTCCAAAAGTTTTAATAGCAGTAGATGATGATATATTTTTTAATACATCAGGAGAAATAACAGAAGATACATTTGTATTAGTAGACATTATGCTGTAAAGTTTTGTTGTGAAACAATTGCATTTAAATTATTTGCTATCCTTTCTAGATCATTCATAAGGTTTTCACCAGCAGTATTAACGTCAAGAGCAGGAGCACCTTCAGGACTACCTACTACAGCAGATAAACTACAACCTAAATCAAATAATGCTAATACCATATTTGATAATAAAGCAACTGTTTTATCTCCTAATAATAAAGGTTCAGTTGGTAAAGTGTTATTTACAGTACCTAAAAAAATCTTTCCACTATTAAGATGTATTCTTTCGTCTGCATTTAAGTTAATAATATTTTTAGTACTTAACTCAATATTAGTTTTAGCAAACAACATTACTTCATCCTTTTTAGAATTTAAAACTATTCTATCACTATTAACAATAATTTGTGAATCAATATATTTTGAAATTTCTATAGGATTAGTAAGTGGGTTTACAGAACCTATTTTATCAACTTGTAGAGGAATACTTTGAGCTGAGGTTAGGTAGATTGAAGATAAATCTTTATTAATTTGTTCTGTATAAGTTAAACTACCAGATTTAAATGCAAACCCATTAGTTAATATAGTAATAGGATCAGTACCATTACCTACAGAACTCCATTCATTTAAATTTCCAAAAACTTTAGATGTTGTACTAAATCTTAATCCAGAACCTTGTCTTCCTTGAACTATATAATCTCCTTGAAATGGAAATAAAGGTCGAACATTTGGGTTTTGAATAAAATCTAACCACTTTCCATCTCCTGTAGTTGCATTTTGTTGAATACTACTCCAAGCCCCAATAACATTTAAATAATAAGATTTAATAGCAGTCTTATTAACTTTAGCATCAGCCGATGGAAAATCTTTCTTAATCCAAACTAGTTCACTCTTTAAAGGAACATGAGATGTTTGAAAAGAAATTGGGTATGCTATATCATATTTGTTATAATCAACATCTGTTAAACTTCCTGTAATTCGTACAGGACCGTTAGTATTCACCTCAGCATAAAGTACAGCCCCTATAACTTTATTAGCTCTATTATATTGTGATGGTGTAGGTAAATCAACACCACTAATAACTTCTACTACTTGACCTATAATAGAAGGTAAATTATTAGATTGAAAAGTACTTGGTATACTATTTAATATGTTAACTAATCCTTCTGGACGAGGTGAACTTCCCATATTATTTTTCTAATTGAATGATTGGAGTTTGTTCTAGTAATTTTTGTCCTTGTTCTTGTACTACTTTTTGTTCTTCTAATAAAGCTTCAATTTCACTCATATCAAACAATTCCCCACCATTATTATTGCTAACAGTAGCAGCACGTTGTGCTATAGCTGCCATTTTAATTAATTGTTCGTTATTCTTTACGTTAACATCAATTAAATCTTTAACAGTAGGCATCAACATTGTTGCGGAACCTGCGTTAGCGGTTGCCATAGGTTTCATAGTATCAATGAAATCACCGATTTGCTTATCAATGTCTTTATTATTCTTATGTATTTGTTTGAACAGATCCGATAAAGACGTGTTACCGAATACTGTCACGTCGTCAAAATTAGCCATAAATTGCGTTTATCAATAAATATAAACAACTAAATCTTTATATATCCATGCTCATAATACTCATTATACAGTCGAGTACGTAATGTATCTAACTTTTTAATAATTTTAGTTATCTGAGGAGTAGATACATCTGTCATTTCACGAATGTATATATATAGAGCCTTTTTATTAAATATCTCTAGCGTTTCACGCTTACGAAATAATTCAATAATAGCATCTGCTGTTTGAGCATCGTGTTGTTTAGGGAATAATGTGTGGATGTGTTTATCAATGTATTTGATATACTGATTGATGAATAGATTTGGAGAATGCATCTCGTCAATAGCATCCATTGATTCGTATAATTGAGTTTTGTCCTCATCAATTTCCTCTACATCAGCTTTTTCTTGTAATTTCTTGTAATTGTTCTCATTATATACAATTAAATAACGTTTAGCAATAGTACCAAAGTAACTAAATGCTTTACCTTTTTCAGCCTTATATAAATGGAGTTTTTCAAGAAGGAATGTAATAACCTCATGTTTTAATTCCTCAATTGTATCTGTATCGGTATAATAGAATTTAAACGTATGAATAATATTCTCCGCTAACTTATAAAAACCATATTTAATACGATCATTATAAATTTGATTACGTTTAGCCGTATCGACAGTAGCTAAGTACTCGATAATAGCATCCTCAGTATCTTGAGTAAAATAAATTCTTGGTTCTTTCGGTTTACGCTTACGAGGTTTACCGTGTTTAGTTAAAGCGATTACTTCGTCATCACTACCGAAAATATCGTAGTCATAATCTTCTTCATAATATGCCATCTGCTATTGTAGTTTTAATAACAGTATACGAAAAGAAAGGAACGTAACCAAATTAGTTTTTACGAATATTGAATTGACTTACAAGAGTTTGTATTTCCTTTAAATTTTGAAAGAAAGTACCTACTTCATCATCCGCTTGGAATGCTCCTTGTAAATCCAATTCCTTTAATCTAGCCTCACCATCAGCAGCAATAATACCAATTGCATCAATATATTCTTGTTGTTGTGTAAAAGCCTTTTCTAAAGCATTGTTACGTCTAATAAGTAAAATAGCTCCAATAATAGCTATCTCAATTAAGTGGATTATAACCACCCACAAAGCAATTATCATAATAAATTATTGTCTAGGTGCAAATTGTTGTTCAAAATCATCAGATTCAATAGAAACTATTTCACGAATAGATTCAATTTGTTCTTTTAATTTTTCAATAGATTCATTTACATCGTTTTGTGAACCACCTCTATTTACTTGAATTTCAACTCTGTTTACAGTTGTTCCTAATTGTACTAATTTATCAAGTACATTGTTTTTATATCTCATAGTATATGTTTATATATAAATATATGTGTTTTTCTGTTCCCGCAATCCCGGCTACCATTCCCGTTTTTCCCCATCCTACCTATTCAAACCAACCGTAGGTGTAAGTTACAAAAGAAATTTTATACTTCCAAATTTTTCATAAAAAAAGCCGCTTGACTAGAGCGGCTTATCTTTTATATGACTACCTATTTGCAAAAAGCTATTTTTTATAATTTTTTAATTCTTCACGAACCATTGCTCTAAGTTGTTCTTTAACTTGATTAATTTTAGGAGAGCGCTTTAAAACAGTATTAATTGTATTAATTGTTTCGGGATCTTCAACAGTAAATTCAAACGTATCGTTTAATTTATTATCTGTTATTTCAAAGCTATCAACATTAACACCTAAATGTTGCATGTGATTAAGAAAAGCTGCTTTGTCTTCTAATTTTATTGTGTAATGTTTTGCCATGTCTATAAATATCAATTTTTAATTTCCTGCTCAAGTTGCTGTTGCCTTCACTTAGACTACTCTTATACGTATATACTATAGGTTTAAGTTTTTTAGGTCCTCTAACCAATCGTTTTCGGTCCTATTATCCCATCTTACACTCACACCGTCAATAGATTTACGAACATATGTAAACGAAGTATCACCCAACATACGAAAATAAGTAATTATATCCCACTTTGGATCGAGTGGATCGGGGTGAAGAGCATAATAATTAGCTTTCTGACACACGAGTGGATCTGTATTGGGAACTATCTCATACAACCCAGTATTTAAATCATCTGATGTAATACGTTTCATTAACTTATTTGTTTATTTACTGGGTAATATAGGTAAGAGTCGTGCCGTACACACACTATTCCATCGAACCCGATATATGATCGTGTATTTGTTGTACAACATCTTGATGTAGTATTGCGGCGTCCCACTCTTCAAGTGTAAGACCATGTTGTTTTGCTGTTTCCTCACGTAATTGACGCGCGTATATTTCAAACGCTTCTTTCGTCAATAATATTTCACCTGTATATTTTTTCATACCAATACATATATACTTTTGTCGACACAAAAGATCGTTTAAAAGGAGATTTTGGAGTTTTATAAATGTGGCGCAAAGGGGTTTAAATGGACTTGTGGATATGCGTATATACTGTCGGGGTGTAGAGATTGTATTTCTGTTGAGAATACACCCAGCTTTGCCCTTTTTTGTGCGCGCCGTCGATGGACCGCAATTGGCGTGGGAGCGATCCGCGCACATCCCGCTATCGGGTCGCTATCATCCGCGATCGTCTCGATCTAGCGAACCTTTTTGTACGCCGCGCGGTGCCGCGCGTCCTTTTGTACGACGCGCGCTTGCCGGTTACTCGTGCATATTCTTGTCATGCTTGTACTCAGTGGCGATAACCACTATTAATCGCGCTACACCGTATAGGAACCCAACGAATAATGTTAATTGGAATATTGCTAATGATAATTGTAATGTGCTCATTATATTTAATTTATTATATTATTATTTTAATTTGATACCTACCTCAGCCATCATACGTTTATACTCGTCAGGTGATTCATCACCGTAGCCGTCTGGGTTGCTATTATCATCACCCATACCTAGTTCATCTAGTATCATTTGCGCTTCTGCTTTTGATACCCATCCATTACCATCTACATCAACTATGTTTCCTACATAGTACATGTCGTTCATGTTCATTAAATCGTTTACGTTCATATGTTTTAATTTTAATTATTTATTATACCGTGAATATACACTGTTAGTTTTGACCATCAACGGTTTGTTTACTTACCATTCGAATGCGCTTAATCGCTTCATTATACTCAGTCGCTACCGACTTCAGGTTACTCACTAGCTCGCGTTTAGCGTCTGCGAACTTGAAGAACGTGGTGTGTAGGTTGTCTACGTGCTCTCTGGCTACCATCTTCACCACTATATTACTGTAGCACCCATCATGATCGATGCTATATGCTTTAACTACTTTAGTCCAATCTTTACGTTTCATACTGTTTAATTTTAATTGTGACGTCAATATACGAACCGAACTATGCCGCAGCACATTTCGGTGTATACTGAGTATTATAACGCTCGATAATCGGTTTCATGTGATCATTGATCTTATCAGCATCGGCCTTCGTCTCATCACTAGCCCAATTAAACGTTACTGCGTCTTGATAACTACGGTTCCATTCAATCGATTCATCAATGTTGTTCTCTGGTTTACAGAATGATATTGAACCATGGAATCCATCGTCCTCGATCACATAACCTAACAACTGAGCATACGCACATACTTCCCTTGTAATAGCGTTTTTAATTTCTTTCTTATTCATATTTTAATTTTTTAACACCGTCAATATACGAGTGGGGCCTTGCCCCACCCCATTCCATTAACAATCTTTCCAATATTCTTTCATAACCATATCTACATCTTCTTTACTTAATTTTAATCCATCTTCTAACATTCCACCTATAAATTCACTATCACCACCTTCTTCACCTACTTTATACCAATAACCATTTACTTTATCTAACCACTCTCTTACACTTACATCTTCATCACTAAAATTACTCTTAACCCATTCAATATTTTCTAAATAATTATCATCTAATATATCATTTTCTACTTCAATTAAATACTCTTTTAACCACTTTAAACTTAAATTCATAATTTATACTTTTTAATTATTAATATTATATATTAAAGATAAATAAATAACTTTGACTTTTCAAAGATCAACATAACTATTTTAAAGTAAAGTGTTGGGTGAGGGACCCGTGAGCAGGAGGTACCGTAGTCCCCTCAACGGAGCTGGAGCCAGCCCTAGCAGCAATTGAGCCGGGTAGACACCCAGCTCGTTCGCCATTAAAAATTAAAAGTATGAACCGATTTTAAGCCTCGTGGGCTAATATTTTAACCACAATATACACTTGAGGGACTAACACTCCAAATACACTTGCTGTCTTACTCCATGCAAGCTACTCACGCGGTGTTCCTCCATCCAGCTGTACTGGTCTGGTTGCTCACTAGGGGCGTACGTGCGCTTGGGTTGCTCAACACCGTACTCCAAGTCGATCCACTCACCTTGAGCGCGCTCACCAAATAATAACGTTAACAATAATACAATAATTTTATTCATAAACTTAATTTTAATTTAGAGCTCCACCTTGGGGATCGAACCCAAGTCTTCACTAGCTGCTAAGAACGCGACGCCAGTGTGTGCAACCTACACTTAGTGGGCTTGGTTGACTAGGCTTCAACCGCATCGGCCTTCACCTTCTTAGGTGCGCCACGCTTGATCTCAATACCTGCTGCGATCTTAGCTGCTTTAGCTGCTAGCTTCGCTTGACGAGCACTGGTTGCACTCGCTGGACGGCCTCTACCTGTTGATAACCCTTGAGCTGCTCTTTGAGCACGCGCATCTAATCTTGTTTGACGAGCTGATCCAGCTACTACTGGACGACCTCTTTTACCTGTTTCTTTTGACATAACTGTTTTTTTTTTATTTTTTAATTTTATATTGTGAATATCGGAACAAAACCTTGCCAATCAACCCTAGTCATATTTGGGTCTGAATAACTCAACCCCACGATCATAACCAGCGTGATAACCAGCGTGAAAAAGCTCTAGTAAATCAATTGGACTACTAATTTTAATCTCAAAGTGCACCCAGTGAGTATCACTATCAGTTTCTTCTTTCTCAATAACCACTCTATCACTCATTCTCCCATTTAAAGCATCAAAACGCTCTTTGTTCATAACTAATTTATAATTCATAATTTTTAATTTTTATTATACATAAATCTACACAAAAAATTGTGCCAAACCAATCGTATCTAGTTGTTAAATCCAATTACTTTATTCACATTGTCATTTAACTCAACATACAAAGAAGAGTGTATAATTGCATTATTCCATCTTTCAGGATCTTCATTTATACTTTTTACTGTAGCATTCATCATCACTACTATACGTTCTCTCAATATTGCATTTAGCATTGGAGAATTTGACTTTATTAACTCGATCAACATTTGATCATTTGTTTTGCTTTTAGGCTTCATACTTATTAATTTTATAACGTGAAGATATAAACAAAACAGTGCCAAACAAATCTTAACGTGTTGATTTAGGTCTGCCGCGGCGCCCACCAGAGCGTGCTCTAGTAGCTGCCTTCGCGGTTGCCTTAGCGGTCACCTGGGCTGCGGACAAAGCCGGGCGCCCGCGCTTACCTCCACTAGTGGGTTTGATCGCAGCTGGTTTCGTAACACCAGATGCTGGTCTACCACGCTTGCCTCCACTGCGTGCTGCACGTGCAACACGTTCCGCTTCGCGGGCAGCCTTCACTGCTGGATCAATCGCTGGACGTCCCCTGCGGGCACCAGGTACCTTCTCCTTCGCGGGCTTGCTACCGCGCTTAAGCTGACGGTCACGTTGCTTAGCTGCTTTCTCGGCTACGCGGGCCATCTTATCCAACGTCTTCTTGTGCTTGATCACGGCTGGGTGTAAAATGATCTGGTCGAGATCATAGCAACGGATGCCACCAGACTCGTCACGCACCTCATATCCGCCGTTAGGCCAGAACGGTGTTCCTGGCTCGTGACGCTTGATTAAGAAAAAAAACAAACGCTTCTCATAAAAAAACGGTGCGGGGAGAACACGTTCGCGTGGTTGAGGGCTGGCTAATACATCTTCAACATCAGTGTACGCTAGATACTTACCCAAATTCGCACCACCCACTATAAAATCTTTTTCTATTACTTTCATATCTTTAATTATTATGACGTAAATCTACGAAAAAAACAGTGCCAACCAACACACAATAAAAAAAAAAAACAAATTGGTGTGGCAAAACAATTCACGTATCTTCATGGCGTTCAATTGAACAGGCGCACAATGAAACGTGTGGAGAGATCAGAGGTATGCTGCTTAAAACTCCCCCCACCCCCCACCACATACGTAGCCCCCACTCAAGTTACGAAAAAGTTTTGACAAAACCAAAAAAAATTGTGCGCCAAAAAATGTGCACAAACAAATTTGGCTACTACACTACTTAGTAGTACTACAAAATGTAGACCCAGACAAATTTCCTGTTGAAACAAAAAATAGCAGGAAGTATTGCTGTGGAGAGTTGTTGTCGACGAAAAAAGTGTGGAGCGGCACAGAAAAAGCAGACGACCACTAATCACACCACACCCCATACACAACAAACAGGTCACATACTATCGCACTAAAAAACGTAGTTACTACAAAACTACTACAATGTCTACTACACGCTTGAGTAGTTTGACATACGTTATTCGTATAGTGGCGAGCAAAAAAAATCGCATTTACCGCGCATATAATGCGAGATAAACGCGCTATTTCATTTATACAATACGTTGTAGGCGCAAAAAAAGTTGGCCATTACACCGCCTTATTTCCCAGTTATCGTACTACAAAGATATGTACACGTAACAAAATGAATGTTGCTAATAAAAAACCGAATAGGAATCCCATATTATTTAATTTTAGTTTGTTTTGGTTTTGGTTTGTAGTAACGTTTGTTACGTTTCTTAGTCTCACCCGTATGTTTGTCTGAGTTATTAGATTTATCCTTACCCACACGTTCGCCATAGTCATTGAATGCATCCTCGTCTGCTTCCTCGTTTGACACGTAGTGTATTCCTTCGTTGCCGTTTTGACCAATGATGTCCATTCGTTTGTTTAATTCTGCTTCGTGTTCCCAACTCGCTGCGTCGTGTCCTTTACATGGTGCTACCTTTTCATTGTATAGGCCTGCTGCTTTTAGTAGTGCTACGTTTGGTTCATCATAACCACTGTAGATATTATCATCATCATACTCGTGTAACGCCTTAATTACTGCGTCTAATTTCGCCTCGATTCGTTCTAAACGTTCTATAAAATTACTGCTCATTTGTTTTGTTTATTTCATATACAAGATACTTACCTTTCTCTGTCTCTCCAACTCTTGTTGGCGTTGGTATTTTAAATTGTGGGTTACCATTCGCTATTAATGCTATTGTTTGCATCATGTATATTATCATCCTTAATTTAATATGTTTATTTTAGGTATGTTTGGGTATGCATCATCCAAACATTCCTGTATGAATTGTTTCTGCTCACTTGTGAAATCTGCTATACATTCTCTTATGGCTGGTAATCCCGCCATGAAATGTTTGTAGTGACTATCGCCGTTTACTTTATTATCCGCCTCGTTCCATCGCTCCATAAATGTAGCTAATGTTTGTACTTGGTCGGGTGTCATTTTATCTAATACGCTCATTTATTCTACGTTTATGTATCTGACCTTATTATTTAATATTACGCTCATTTGTTTCTTATGGTTTTCTATCTTTGTAAGCGCTTCCGCTTCGCTGTAGTATGGGTAGTCTGATAAGTTTACCCAACCGCTCCACCAACCACGGTAAATTTGAGGGTGGTATGCTTTCCTTACATCCACTATTTCCATTATTATCATACTATTCTCATCTCTCTTATAGTCGTGAACGTATTCTTCGTATTCCTTAATTCTATATTTTGTTTTATTCATATTATTGATTTATTCCTAATTCTCTATTGAATAAGTCGTCTGCCTGTTGGTTCCATCGTTGCTGTCTATTCATTTCCCATTTAGCCCATAACATGATGCTTTCTAACACTTTAACACGTTCATCCCCATCTAATCGATCATAGTAATCATGATCCATTGTTATGAGTCCATTTGTTATTTCGTTTATATCTGTCATCTGTTATTATTTTTCAATTACTGTATAACCACCACCTAATTCAATGCTGTTACCATTTTCATCATTGAACCATATTCTACCGGTTCCATGTCCTATCCTCGTTGTATGATATATTGTTCCATCTGCACTGTGTATCTCATAGTTATGATGTTCTGGTGGCATTTTGGATATCATGAAGAATACCGCTCCTACACCTAATATGAATAATGTCCACTGAAGTATAGTTTTTAATTTTTCGTTCATCTATTTCGTTTTAATCGTTTAATCATATTCTTACCCTTAACGCTAATATTTAGACGTTGCCATCCCAATCTTGATACTGTTACCATTCTAGTTGTTATTGTATGTCTCATCGTATATACGGATATTGGTAGTGTGGTGTGCGAACCGGCCTTTTAAAGCTGAATTTTAGGGTTGCTATTTAGTATTGCTTGTTGAATACTCTTATAATTCTAGTTAGTAGTGAGGCTTCAGTATACTCGTTAAATGCCTTCGATAGACCCGCAAATCGTTTTTCTTCTAATTCATAATGTCTTTTTGATTCATCTCTTAATTCGTTAAGTTCTTTCTTTACACGATTATACTCACATCTACTTTCAATAGCCTCTAGTTTAATATTTTCTACTGCTGTATGTTCGTCGGTAATAAAGTAACGAGTCCAAGGACCGCCTATATGGCTACTTGTATATACTACCTTACGTTCATTAATTGCTTTGGTTAGTTGCTCTGCGTTTTCTTTCATTACTAGATATTCCTCTAACGGTAATGTTACTGTACGCTGTTCGTTTGTAGTTGACATGTTATCTATTATTTAGAATTAATTCTGCTATAATTACTAATACTATTACTATTGCTAATGGTATCCATAGTGGGGATGTTACCCACCACCAACTCCAATCAATTACATTTGTTAGTTTTAATACTAGAAATACTATGAATGTTAATCCACTTAATGATATTCCACCTGAATTGTTGTTGTTATTTGACATGTTATTTTGCTTTAATTAGTTCTAAATCACATGCTCTAACTATATATCCTACCCAACCTATTTTAAATAGATCTCCATCATAATCTGATTCGCCGTTCCAAGTATCAGTAATGGTGTGTATTGATCCTAAGTCATATCCATGACCATTGGAGTTACCTATGATTTTTACTTTGTCTTTAACTTTGAATTTGGTTGGTTTCTTTGGGGTAGTAACCTTTGCTCCTTTATTTACTAATTCGAATAATTCATTAACCTTATCAAATGGAATCTTTTGGCATCCTACCTCAACTATTTTCTCTCCTCTATTAATAACTGCTGTGTAGTCACTAGTTAATTCTAATCTATCAGAACGATCATAATTCTCTAATAATTCAATCATTTCCTCTAATGTTACTTCTTCATCTCCAAGTGTTCTTTTCTGACCAGATATTTGTGTTTCGTCTTTAGGGTTAAATACGAATAGAGGCCATTCTTTAATTCCATCTTCAATATATGATTCACATACTGTTATCTTTTTACTTTTAGCTATTGATAATAGCATTCCAAATACATGTTGGTTTGATACTTTGGTTAATCTTGCTTGGCTCATATTTTATTAATTTTATAACGTGAATATATGACTGTGGCTTTGCCTAATCGACTTAATAATTTGCTTGATTAATATATGCTGTTTTGAATTGCATATCGTGATTTAATTTGTCTTGTTCTAATATACGTTCTTTATTTTGCTCCCACCAACGTTCGTAGTCACTACTTGATTGTGATTGCTCTTGTTCCCATTGTGTAACGTTTGGGTCTATATCGTTATTATATATTGCCATGTATTATATTTTTATTTGCTACTTCAATTGCTCTGTTTAGTAATACCATTAATTCATCAATTTTAGTTTTCAATTCCTTAATATGTTCATTGTTGATATTAATTGTTTTATCCTTTAATTCAAGCATTTGTTCCATTATTTCAATTCTCTCTTCTAATTTCTTAGAATATTCTCGTTGTAGTAGTAAATCGACTTCCATATTATTTATTTATAGGGTTAAATACATATTCGTAAGTAGTGTCACGTTGCCATTTGCGTTTTGGTTTGGCTTCCATTTCGAACTTTAAATTGTGCTCTGCTAATAATGCATCTACATTCTTCACTGTTTCAAGTACATTGTTTCTACTACTGAATGGTACTTTATTTAGTCCTATTCTGATTGTCTTTAAATCCTCAATTGTTAAATTCATACTGTTTAATTTTAATATACTTAAATCTACGCTTTTAATCTTGCCCACTCACGTTTGGCTTGCTTCTTTTTATCTATTATTACTCGTTGTTTGAAGCGGCCATCGAATGCACCTGCTGCTTTCTGTTCGTCGCGTTTAATTTTGTGTTCATATCTCATAACTGTACGTTTTAATTTCATAGCATCAATATACGAACGGAACTGTGCCTAATTAAATGATGCTAACTTCATCATTGTATTAATTATACATTCATTAGCTTCATATGTCTCAAATCCTCTACCTTCATATATATGAATTAAGTCTAATAGTGTTTTAGCATCATGGAATTGTCTAAATAGTTTATCAGAGTGGAATTCAAATTGTTCACGATTTAATTCATCGATATAATCATCTTGTAATATTTCAATTTCACCTTTTAATAATACTTCTTTTAATTGTTCAAATGTTATCATATGTTTTAATTTTATAACGTCAATATACGACCACAGCTGTGCCAAGCACTAAGGAAGCGCCTAAATGGCGCTTCTTAGTTGGTTGGATTAGAATTCGATTAACTCTAATTCTTCTGTATCGTCACATAACATTTCGAGATCATCTTCACTTATGTTATTATAATCATCTACTGGTATTGTACGTGATTCGATCATACCTGTATTTAGGTTAGCTAATGCTACGTGTTGGTGTTCACCTACTAATAAGTAAGTATTGCCATCACTATGTTCGTATCTGTTACCTACTTTATGTTTTACTTCAGGTTCGAATAACTCTGGGTATTGAGCCATGATTTGCTCTTTAACACTTGGGATTAACTCAGCGATTGCTTTGATTTGCTCTAAATCTGTAATCGCGATTGCACTTAAATTGATGTTCATATTTTTTTCTTTTAATTTTTTACTATCTTTATTTTCAACACCGTCAATGTACGACTTGGACTTTGCCTCCCCAGTTACTAATAATAAATCATGAGTATCGTAACTATTTGATGTACCATTTTCCCACTCAACATGAATACCTAAGGAATCATCATAAATTTTTATAATTTTACCAACTGTGTTAATTGGATTAGTTTCATCATCATCACTATACCATTGTGAATCATCACTAATCATTACTTTATCACCTACTTTGAATTTATATTCTGATTTGGTTTTTTCAGTGTATGGTTTAATGTCATTTTTTTCATCTATAAAATATTCATCCACATCACCTTGTTTTGTTTTACCTTTACAAGTATTAACCTCACCATCAGTATCTAATGAAGTTACTGTTACAATTGTACCAATTTCAAATTGATGACTTGTGATATTATCAATAATTTCAACCTTATCACCTATCTTATATTTTAATTTAGGTTTTGTTTCAGCTTGTTTTTCTGCTGGGATGAAATGTGCCATGAATTTATCTAATGGGCATGAAATACTAGTACCTTTACCTGATGCTTTATCCATTACGTAATAGCCATTGTGTTGGGCATTATCTAAATCACCATCAAAAGTAAATTTTTGACCTACTCTACAACGATCACCATATTGATCTGTAAAACCTTTATAACACTCATAAACGATGCCTTGTTTTGGCTTAATTACTGTACTCATAACTTATTGTTTTAATTTTTTATTATACTTAAATCTACGACTATTACTCTGCCAAACACATTCTAATAGAAGAATGAGTTCCAAGCAGTTGAATTAGGTACTTTATATTGCACACCTATTTCATAACCTAACAATCCAATAGTTGATTGATATGGTGATTGTACTGATTCGAATACGCAATTCGATTTACCTACTTTAACTAACTTTGCTCTAAGTGTTGGTGATTGGTTCTGTGATGTTTCTTTACCAATTACTGACTTTAATTCACTGATCTTATTCATACTTATTAATTTTATAACGTGAAGATATGACCATTACTCTGCCAAACACATTCTTTGAGCATTATAATCTGCTACTGGATTATCCATTGCCAATACTTCATAGTTATCCATTGTGTTGTTGAATATCTCATTTAACGTCATGTTAGCGTTTTCACCCATCCAACGAGCGAATGAATTATTTGAAATATCTACTACCTCTTGAGGTGTATCAGGTAAACCACAGTAAAATGCTTCAGCTACTTCACTAATAAACATACCACTATATAATCCTTTTAAGTTATGTTTCTTAACGAATTGGTCTGCATTACACCAAATGTAAATACATTCTTTATTTCGCAATAATTCAACTGTAGTATGATCAATAATATTACCATGACTCCAACCACTATATACAATATCTGCTATGTCTAAATTACGCTTATTATCAGGTAAAAATTTACCTATACTAAATAAACCACCAGGTGAACCATGTCCCATCATATAGATGCGATCGTGTTGTTCTATTAATTGATGTACTTCGCTTTTAGTTAACCCACCTGTTACAACTGTAGCGTCAGTTACATTCTCGTATATCGGCTTTAAAAAATCCGTACTGCGATCATCGGGGTGTATAATTAATGTTTTCATAACCTATTT